TGCCCCGTGAAATCTTCCGCGCCCGCGCGCGAGGCGGTGCTCGCGTACAACGCGGGCGTGCTCGACGGCTCCGTCGTTGCCGGCCGATGGGTGTTCGCGGCCGCCCAACGCTTCGCGCGCGACCTCGAGCGCGACGACCTCGTAATGGACTGGGCGTCCATCGACCGCCTCGGCGCGTTCTTCGAGGACCTCACGCTCGTCGGCGACGACTCGGGCCGCGCCTTCGCGCTGCACCCATGGCAACTGTGGACGCTCGCCAACCTGTGGGGGTGGCGCTACGCCGAGGACGGCCGCCGACGCACGAAACTTGCCATCCTCCAGGTCGCCCGCGGCGCCGGCAAGACGACGCTCGCCGCCGGCCTGTGTCTCTGGGACCTCATGCAGGGCGACGGGCGCCGCGTGCACGTGATCGCGAACAGCGAGCACCAGGCGGAAATCTGCCTAGACACGGCGAAGACGATGGCGTCGCGCGCCGAGCTCGAGGGCGTGGAGGCCCGCTACACGTTCCTCCAGAGGAAGGCCCACGACTGCGAGATGTCGGCCCTGCCGGCGCTCGAGCGCTCCCTAGACGGTCTCAACCCGTCCATGTGGGTCGCCGACGAGGCGGCCGAGTTCAAGGGGCGTTTCTTGACCAAGCTCCTTACGACGGGCAGCAAACGCCGCGAGAGTCTCGGGCTCATCATCACCACGCCCGGCTCGCAACCCGACAACATCTACGGCGAGCTCGTGGCGACGGGCGAGGCGATCCTCCGCGGCGAGGTCGAGGACGATGCATTCATCCCGATTCTGTTCGGGCTCGACCCAGACGACGCGATCGAGGACGAGGGCGCCTGGCCGAAGGCCAACCCATCCATGGTGTACGGACAGCCCGACGTCAAGAGCCTCCGCCGGGCGTGGAACACCATGAAGCAAAGCCCGCTCGGGCGCCACGAGTTCACGCGCTACCACTGCGCGCGCCTGTGCGAGGACACGGGCGGATGGCTCGATATGGCGCTCTGGCCCGGCGGGAAGCCGATCGACTGGGACGAGCTGAAGGGCAAGCCGGCATGGATCGGGCTTGACCTAAGCAAGACCCTTGACATGTCGGCAATGGTGGCCGCGATTCCGATGGACGACGGGCGCGTCATCCTGCGCGGGTGGTACTGGTGGCCGAAGCAGGACGTCGCCCAACGCGAGATCGACTACCGCCTACCCGTGCGGACCTGGGCGGCCGGCGGGCACATCGAGCTCACGCCAGGCCGAGAGATCGACTATGAGCGAATCCGCGTGAAGCTCGCCGAGGTTTCGGAGCATCTATCCGTTCAATCGGTGGCGTACGACCGGTGGGGCTCAAAGTACATGGTCGAGGTGCTCGCGGCCGACGGCCACGAGGTCGAGGCCTACTCCATGGGCGTCGCCACGTTCGGCCCCGGGTGCCAGCTGTTCCAGCAGCTCTGGGCGGGTGGGAAGATCGTAATCGGCGAAGATCCGATCATGCGGACGGCGTGCCGGACCGCAATCGCCCGCCGCGACAAGAACGGGAACATCACCATCACGAAGGAGCAGCGGCGGTCCGTGGTTGATCCGCTCGTCGCCGCCGTGATCGCGGTGCACGCGTGGGGCGGCGTATCGGGCTCCATGTACGACGAATGGTAAACCGCACTTTAGACGCGGACAGGGCTTGACGTCATGCGGAGAATGCCCGCGTGCTCAACGCATTGCGCCGCATGTTCGTCGGCCCGTGGACGTCGACCATCCTCTCGCAGGATACGGGCGGCGATATTCCATACGTCGCCGCGGAGAACGCGCTCCGGTGGACTCCCGTCTACCGCGCAACGACGTTGATCTCAGGCGACATCGGACGGATCCCCGTCGAGGTCTCGGCCGCCGGCGCCGATTCGCTCATGCGTTCACCATCCACGTGGATGAACGCGTTCGAGTTCCGCCGCACGATCACGATGCACGCGCTCCTCTGGGGCAACGGCTTTGCCGCCATCAACCGCACCCGCGGCGGCGAGCTCGTCGAGCTCATCCTCCTCGAGCCGGATAGCGTGTCGATCGACGTGAGCACTGGGCGCGTGATCTACAAGACTCGCGTCTACGGAGACCTCGCCGCAGACCAGGTGTTCCATCTGAAGGCACCCGGCATCTCGGGCCTCTGGGGCGAATCGCCGATCAACCTCTGCAAGACGTCGATCCAGATCCTCGGCACCCAGGAACAGATGGCGCTAAAGGGCTACGCCCAGGCGGGCAACCCGAAGATCGCGATCGTGCACCCCGGCAAGCTCAGCCTCGAGAACCTCCAGAAGATCGAGGCCGACTACATGAAGCGGCACGCCGGCAGCTCAAACGCCGGCCGCCCGCTTGTGCTTGGCGAGGGCGTGAAGATCGACAGGATCTCGTCGACCATCGACGACACGGGCCTCGAGGCGGCGCGCCGCTACTCGATCGGCGACGTGTCCCGCATCTACGGCGTGCCGGCGTCCTACCTCTCGGAGAACGTCGGAAGCGCATACGGCTCGATGGAGTGGCTCTCGCGCATGTACGTCGACGCGTGCCTCTCGCAGTGGATCGAGACGTGGCGCGCCGAGATCCTCGCGAAGCTCGCGAGCCCGTTCGACACCGTGGTATTCGACACCGACAACCTGATCCGCCCGGGCATCGCGGAACAGATGGCGGCGCTACGCACTGGAGTCGAAGCCGGTTTCATGACGCGCAACGAAGCCCGCGCGCGCCTCGACCTCGAGCCGCTCGATGGGCTCGACGAACCGGCGCTCGCCCTCAACATGGGAACAGGCGGCGGACAAACCAACATCGGCGACGACACCTCGGCCGCGGAAGGGACTCCCAATGATTTCTAGGCGCGCGGTTGACGCAACCGAACAGAAGATCGAAGGGCGCACGCTCGGCGGATACGCGGCCGTCTACAACCAGGACAGCCGCGAGATCGTCGAGGGCGGCCGCAAGTTCGTCGAGCGGATCGCACCTGGCGCGTTCAACGAGACGCTTTCCAACGGCGGCGACGTCAAGCTCTTCATTAATCACCGCACCGACGAGATCCCGCTCGCGCGCTCGCGCGCCGGCACGTTGAAGCTCAAGAGCGACCGTAACGGACTCAGCTTCAGCGCGGATCTTCCAGAGACCGTGCGCGGCGAGGAGTTGCGCGTCGCGCTCGAGCGTGGCGACCTGAGCGGCGAGATGTCGTTCGGTTTCGTCGTCACCGAGGACAGCTGGAACAAGGACAGGACTCAGCGCCTCGTCAAGCGCGCCGAGCTCCTCGAGGTGTCGGTCGTCACCGACGCCGCGTACCCCACGACATCGTCGAGCCTGCGGAGCGTGTCCGCGGCCGCCATAGAGGCCGCTCGTCTGCGGCTCGCACTTCACCACGCAAGGATGGACACCCACAATGAGCGATGAGCTGAATGACATCATGAACGCGACGCACGTCTACCGCAAGCAGCTTGCGGACATCGAGCGCCGCAACGGCACCGCGACCCAGGCCGTCGTCGACAACCCGTTCAAGACCACTGGCGAGGAGCGCCAGAAGCTCGAGAAGATTGACGCCGACCTCTCGGCCGCCGAGCTCCGCGCGCAGCTGAAGGCCACCGAGGCCCGCCTCGCGAAGCTCGAGGCGACTCCCGTGCTCGAGTCGCGCGCTCCCCGCGCGAACGGCATCGGCACCGACGGCGAGGCCTACGCCGCCCGTTGGCTCAAGGCGATGGTGAGCGGCGACCGCGCCGAACTTCGCGCGATGTCGACCGGAACGACCAACGCTCCGATTCCCGTGGACATGGAGCGCCGGATCATCAACAAGATGTTCCAGGCGTCCGTGATCCGGCAGCTCGCCACCGTGCAGACCATCGACAGCGATCGTCAGATCACCGTCGAGGCGTCTCAGCCCGCCGCCGCACTCGTCGCCGAAGCGGGCTCCATCACCCCCGCTGATTTCACCTTCGACCGCGTGACCGTGAACCCGTACAAGTTCGTGGTCGCCTCGAAGATGTCGCAGGAGTACATCGACGACTCGATCGGAAACGCCGGCATCGGATCCATCCTCAACTGGGTGGCCGACCGCTTCGGCGTCGCGATGGCTCGCGAGACGGAGGAGTACTACACGATCGGCACCGGCTCGTCTCAGCCGCAGGGCATCGGCGACACGACATCGACTGCGTGGGCTACCACCAACACCGGTCGCATCATCAACCAGGGCGTGGCGCTCACCGAGGACCAGACGGTTGCGAACATCAGCGCCGACAACGTCATCGACCTCGTGCACGCCGTGCCGGTCGCGTACCGGACCGGCCGCTTCGCGATCCTCACCTCGGACGCCGCGGTCAAGGCGATTCGCAAGATCAAGGCCAACAACGAGTACATCTGGCTCCCCGGCGGTGCCGGCAACAACCAGGGCATCACCGTTGGCGCGCCCGGCACGATCTACGGCGTGCCGTACTACGTGAACGAGTGGATGCCGTCGACTGCTGCGCAGGCCAGCACCGGCGCCGACGTCCGCGGCTCCGCGCTCGTGATCGCCGGCAACTGGGAGTACTTCGGCATCTTCGACCGCACCGGCATCCAGAGCATGATCGACCCGTACTCGGCCGCGAGCACGCTCGAGACCACCATGTACATGTGGATGCGGACGGACTCCAAGATCCTCCTCCCCGAGGCGTTCGCCGCGATCTACTCGCCGAACGCGAGCTGAGCATCTTCTTACCCCATGGACCTCGCCGCGGAAACGCGGCGTAGGTCTTTTCCATGTCCGTGCCCCTCTCCACAATCAAATCCGCGCTTCGGATCGATTACGACGACGACGACACGGATCTCATCCGCCTCCGAGAGGCGGCGATGCAGCTTGTGGAGAAGGAAACGGGCCGCGCGCTCACGCAGCGTACGGAGACGCTCTACCTTTCGTCCTGGACGGACACGGTGCTCCCCGGCTTCCCGTACACGTCCGTCACGAGCGTGGCCTACACGGACGGCGCAGGCTCGTCCCAGACGCTCAATGCGGCCGACTGGTGGGTGGACCTGTCGGATGGACCTATGCCCGTGCTGCGCTTCCTCGAGAAGCCCACGCGCAAGGAAGGCACCATGGTCGTCGTGACCTACGCGTGTGGGCACGACGCGCTCCCCGACCCGCTCACCCATTGCGTGATCGCGCTCGTCGGCGGGTGGTACAACAATCCCGAGGCGTTCCAACCGATCGCGCTGTCGGCGGTGCCGATGTCCGTCGGATACATAATGGACAGCTACCGCGTGCGGAGCCCGATCCGATGATCTCGGGCGGCCGTCTCCTCCGTGTGGCGAGCGTCCTGAAGGCGTCGACGTCCGTCGACAACATCGGCCGCCGCGTCAACACCTACACGGACGGCGGCACCGTGCGCGCGGACATCCGCGAAGGAAGCGCCCAGGAAGCCGTCTACGCCGACGGCGTGGCCGTCGTGGGCAACTGGGAGGTCCGCCTCCGGTGGCCCAACGTGGCCCGCGTGGGGCTCACCGAGCTCGACCGTCTGGTGGTGCGCGGCAAGACGCTCCGCATCAACAGCATCATCAACCTCGACGAGAAGGACCGCGTCGCGGTGATCTCCTGTTCGGAGGTCACGTGAGCGCCACCCCGATCGAGGCGAAGCTCAAGACGTGGATCGGCACGGCAACCGCCGCCGGCTCCCGCGTGTACTGCGGCGCGCGTCTGCAATCGACCGCCCTGCCCGCGATTGTCGTCGAGGTCAACTCGGGAAGCGCCGCGAGCCTGTACGGAAGCACCGAGAACCTCGACCAATGGGACGTCTCCATCCGCGCCGTCGCCGAGACGGCGTTCGAGGCGCAGAATGTCGCCGAGGCGGCCGTCGCCAAGATCAACGCTCATTCCGACTTCACCACCGACGGCAAGAGCGTTTGCTACGAGCCGACGTACCGGACGATTGAGGAGCCCGTACTCGGCGAGGGCGACGAGGCCCAACCCGCCATCTGCACCGCCACCGTGATCATCCTCCATAGGATCTAAGCCATGCCCACCAAGACAGCAGGAAACTCGACCATCACGTGGACCGGCATGACCGGCGGGCCCGACGTCGGCCGAATCACGGCCAACCTCACCCAGGCGCCCATCGACACCACGAGCGTGAACGGGGCGTTCTTCAAGTACGAGACGGGCATCGTCGAGGGCACCGTCGACGTCGAGATGTTCTATCTGAAGAGCGTGCACACCATCGGAGCGATGACGCCCGGCACGAAGCTCGCCGGCTTCACCGTGACGCTCGCCTCGGGCAACACGATCACCGCGACCTCCGCGATGGTAGAGACCTCGCGCGTCGACCTTCAGCCGAACGACGTCGTGCGCGTCACCGCGACGTTCCGCCTCTGCGAGGGAGCCGTGACGGTCGCATGATCGCCGCACTTCTCGCACGCCCGAAGACGATCGAGTTCCGCGGAGAGACGATCAAGCTCCGCCGGCCGAACGTCGCCGACCTCGTCGCGCTCCTCGACGCGCGCGAGCGTGGCGACAACCTTGTCGCCTGGCTCATCTGGAACCATGTCATGGACGGCGACGCGCCCGCGTTCCAGTCCATCGACGAATGCCTCAAGCTCGACGCCGTGGCCGCGCGTGCGCTCGCCGGCCACATCGACGAGCTGTATTCGGAGGGAATGGACTAGCACTGCCGGCGCGGGAGGTCCTCTGCGCCGTCGGCCTCAAGATGGACCTTGAAACCCCCCTTGCGGTGCTGCACGCACTGCACGGGCCGAGAGGGATGTCCGTAGATGTCGTCAAACGCCTTCAAGGTCGCCGTGGAGATTGACGGTGGGGACATCGACCGGATCAACCGGAAGCTGTCCCAACTCGCCATTCCGACGGCTACGAAGGCGATGAAGAATGGTTTCCGCACGTGGTTCAAGAAGGTGCGGGCGACCGCGAAGCAGCTTGCGCCCATGGGCGACAACAGGCCGACCGAGAAGGTCCGCGGACAGATGAAGCCCAACCCGCACATCCGCGACAACCTCACGTACTCCGTAAAAGGCTACTCG